ACCGTACATGAAGTGGCCGGACGGGCGTCTGCTCATCAAGTGCGGTTGGGATGGCCTCCGATACTTCCTTGGAGGGCCTCGGTACCGGGAGATCAAGTCGATTGACGAGACGCTGATCTGGTCCGGTCATCCCGATGGCAACTACTAAGCGCCAGTTCGATCTCTTCGAAGCGGGCAAGATGACGCTGAATCAGGCGGCATTCATGCTCTCGGAAGACTTGACCCAGGAGGAACTGCATGAGGCGTCGCGCCGTGTCTCGGCCGCCGTGCAAGCCGTGCGCGGTCGCGCCCCCGGCGGTGGGCCGACGGCATTTCGAGCAACAGCGACCGAGTCGCTGATCCTCATGCTGGCGGAACTCGTGAAGGCCGCAATGAGCAAGGAGGAGCTAGCGAAGCACAAGAATTCTGCGAACGAGAGCGTGACGTGATGCGGTGATGGCTTTGATCCAGTAGATGCCGCTCGGAAGAGCGACGCGAAGTATTCGCTCGCTCCAAGCTGTGCGAGGGAGCCACGCGACGAGGGCGCCACGAACATTGAAGAGACGACAGGAAACGATCGGATCGGAGTCGGCGGTCGGCTCGACGGCCGTGAGGTCGCTCGGAAGAATCGTGACGACGGCCGAGGCGCAGGATTCTCCGACGTGATTCGCCGTCGTGACGTAGAAGTTGCCGGGCCAGGGCGTTGCGAAGCTGTCCGCCGCGCCGAACCGGTCGACAGCCCAGTGAGAGTCGATCACGCGGAATCCGCCGCCGGTAACCGGCTGGCCGTAGAGGCGAACGAGGATTGAGTCGTGAATCGCCGCCGTCCCGGTGCAGTCGACGTGGAGCACGGAATCTCCCGCGTCCGGGTCCCAGATCATGGAGCGATCCTGACCGGTAGAGGGAATGGTGAAGAGGAGTGTGGCGGCGAGCGCGCACTTCGGTAGGAGAAGCGCGAACAAACAGGCTAGCAATCTCATGGCGTCTCCCTCCCTGGAGGATTCGATGGTAGCGAAGAAGGCGGCCAGGACAGAAACGAAATGCTTGATCATCAAGCTGGCGGGCGACAGGGAACTGCGTGTGACCGTGCCGCGCGAAGCGAAGGTCACGTTCGGTCCCGCCATTCCAGCACCGACTCGCGGCTACACGGACAATGGCGGCCTACGCGAGTACGCCGTGCGAATCTACAACGGGGCGACGTAGAAGGCGGGGCTTCTGGCTGTGTTCACATCGGCCCGCGAGTTCCGAGAGGAGTCGGTGAAGGTGATGAAACTTGTGATTCGCGAGAGCGGGAAGTCGCTTTGGTCAAGCGATGAGGACGGATTCGAGACGACGACGAGCGTCAAGAAGGACCGGAAGCTGATCCGCGAGCAGAGAGCGGAGATCGAACGGCTGCGCGAGAAGAGGTTCCACACCGGAGGCCAGGTTATGCGGCACTACGGCGTAAAGCGTGAGGGCGAATCGTGACCTCCGCCCCGAGCAAGGCCGAGCTGCGGGAGGCGGTGGAATTGCTATGCGGCTTCATCGAAGCATGCGGGTGGCGCGAGTTCTACTACAGCGACCCGCCGTACGACGACGAGAACAAGGTGCGAGGGTCGTCGGCCACCCTCCGTTCCTGGCTCGCCTCCGTCCTCACGGAGCCCGAGCGGGAGCAGGTGCGGAAGGTGCGGGACAGGTTAATCGCCGCCGAGAGCACCGTGTTCCTCGACTTTGGAGACGAGATCGCCGCCCTCTCGGCGGTGGTGGACGGGAAGGAGGAGGGCGATGGACGAACCTAGCATGAGATTAAAAGCCGTACTGGCGATGAGCCGCGTCGAGAGCGAACCGAATCAGGCCGCACGATGGATTGTGGTCAGGGACGTGCTCGGCGCTGTGGTTTACGCGCTTCTCGACATCGCGGAGGCTATCAGGGAAGATGCGCCAGTCCGGGAGTCCCCCGATGCCTGACGCGCCCGAGAAGTCGCTGGCGGCGGCGATCCGCGACGTGGCGAACGCCTGGGCTGAAGGTGCCCGGCTGGCGGAGAAGCACGGTCAGATGTTCACGTCTCCGCCTGTCACGATGAGGGAGCGGGTCGCCGAACTCCTCGCCCTCGCCGAGCGTGCGGAGGGGGAGGGAAAGGGGGCTCATCTACGACGACGCCCAGAACCTCGACGAGTACGCCCCAGAAGCCCGCTAGGCCCTCACCGAGATGAAAACCCGCCCCCAATCCTGGCTCTCCGCCCTAGCCGCAGCCTTCACCTACAACTTCACATTGTCAACCAAGGCCGTCACTGACAAACCGTATAGTCGCTGGCTAGAAGATAGCCGCCTCCAAGATGCCGCTCGCCTAGCCAACGCCATCATCCCCGTAGTCAAGCCCAAACTCAGAAGGCCCAGGAAGCCACCAGAGAAGCCCCAGAACTAGAGATCACCACCAAGATGACTCCCAACCACACCCCACCACAGATCGCCCCTCCACGGGTCCCACAGGAGTCCGAGAATCCTAACACCACCAAAATTCTCGCAGGGGGGATTACACATCTCTTTGCATCCCAGGGGGATAGCCCCTAGGGGGGGTATCCGATCTCTGCGTTCCATTTCCATACCTTGGAGGAGCTAACCTGTTGTGTGACTGGCAGGTCATTAGGGGGCTGGTGGACGGAGTCATCTCCTCGCGCGAGAGGCCTACGGATGCGGCTAGGAACTTACCGCTAGTCGTCCGACCATCTCCCCCCTACTAGAGTAGTGCGGCGGCGAGAAATAAGGACTTAGCTAACGCTCTGTGCGGCAACGGGTTAGACTGTCTCCTAGGGACGTGGTGCAATTCGCGCAACGTGGTGTGGCACAATGCCTTTTCATGCGTGCATGAAATTGGGTCAAATGACCCATTGATTCTAGGAACGCGTTATGTTACAATGACATAGCTCGTGGAACTACTCTATGCCTTCATGCGGCGCGGAACTTGCATCGTTTATCCCTTGAGCGCTTGCGACAATCCGCAAGGCTATGCTGTGGACCCGCGATAGGAGGCATGTCCTATGGCAACCGCATCGTGCGGTACGTGCTACGTCTGCAAACGTCCCGTTGAACCCGTGTCGCTTGCCGAGCAGCTAGAGGCACGTCGCGCCATGAATGTACCTGTTTGGCTACTCTCTCCAGGTATCAAGGCAGAACATCCAGACGGCATCGTGCGTCATTCCTACTGCGCGGCCGGTTCGGAGCGGTGGAAGCAGTCTCTTACCGATTCTCCCTCCGATGTTCTGTGGTCTAGCTTCTACGAGGAGGCTTGATCGTGCCCAATTTCACAACGTACACCTATACGGTGCCTCCAAGTCATGTTCGATGTGATGCCTGCGACCATTCTTTTCCGCAGGAACGTTTAGCACGCTATCGTATCTCAAGCGATGATGGCGGTGGTGTGTATACCCTATGCGCTTCTTGTGGACCGAGACATCAAGCCGCTTGCCCGTGCTGCGGTGGACTACGTGACACGACTTGGCGGCTAATTCTGGGCTCAGCGCTTTGGCATCGAATGCAGTCGCGCCCCTACTATGGCCCTAGCCCATCCTTGCTTAACGTCAGGATATGCACCGATTGCTACGATTCGCAAGTATTGCCATGCGTTGCATGCGGTCACGATGTCCACGCGCCAGACATGCGAATTAATCCGCATGAGACGTTCCACGAAGCCGCGCAATGTGGTAGAATCTACTGCGAATCATGCTTCCATGAGCAATTCGCCGAATGTTATCGCTGCGGCAGTTACTTCGATCCTGACAGTACTCTGGAACTTTCCAACCGGAGGTATTGTGAATCATGCTATGCGGAAGCAGCTCGGTCTACTCCGCCGTCGGTTGATTCCACAACATACGATATCATTCCAATCAAGCGGCCGTTCGGAATAGAACTTGAGTTTTTGGCAGACAGGTGCCCCGATGTGGCGCGATACGGCAGAATTCACGATGATATGAGTATTCGCGGAAACAGGGGAACGCCTTACGAGTTTTCTAGCTTCCCGGCTCGTGGAGATGCCGCCTTGGCCATGATCCGAAAGGTTTGCTACAGTTTGAGGCGAGCTAATGCGTATGCAAATGATTCATGTGGATTCCATATGCACGTTGACGTTTCCGACATGAGTGCCAGGCAGCGCGAGAACATAGCACGGTGGTGGCAAGCGCTTGAGCGAGTCTTTTTCGGAGTAGTAACGCCACGCAGACGCGACAACAACTATGCCCGTAGCGTGGACGGGATCAGCAATCTAGCCGATTGGCAAAACGACCGGTACCGATCGTTGAACGTCGCAGCGTTCCACAAGTTCAAAACGTACGAAATTCGGTTGCATCAGGGTACAGTTTCAACCGTCAAGGTGGCAGCATGGGCAAGGCTCATGCTTTCGTTTTTCGAGACGTTTCAGGCGATCCAATGCACGTCAGAACGGCGAGCGGTGGTGTATCAAATGACAGACAGAGAGCGCTTGATATTCCTATTCCAGCAAGTCAAGGCGCCAATGTCTCTGCGAAAGTACTTCGTGAAACGCGCGAAGCGACACGGCACGGGCTACTTGAATATGCACAAGCGGCCCAAAAGCGAAAGGAAAACGCTATATGTGTAGCATCTCAGGCTTCATTTCGTCTGTACCAATCGAGCGACAAGCGGCTAGGCGCCTGATGGAAGGGTTACTGTTCTATGGGGAGGAGCGCGGATCTCAAAGTGCAGGAGTTTACGTCAATGGCATAGTGGTCAAACGGGCGATTCGTCCGATGAGCCTTACCGAGACATCGGAATTCTTTAACGCGTTCGAGCATAATCCTAGCATCGCGCTAGGACATACGCGCCAGCCTACGTGCGGAGGCAGGGACGATGCACAGGCTCAACCGTTCAAACGCGGCGACACCGTGAGCGTTCATAACGGATTCTTTTTCGACATGAAGTCCCTTCGGAAGACGTGGAGCATTAAGAAGCCTAGCGGCGTCGATTCGGAGCTAGTCGCGTCATTCGTCGAATCGTACGGCCCAAACATGCTGCCGAAGTTCTTGCAGGATACGGATGGCCCGAGCGCGATTGCTGCGGTTCATAGCGGACGCCTGTATCTCATGCGTTCTGGGAATCCCATCGTATACACTCGGATTCCGCTTGAGGGAGGAGGCAAAATAACTATATTCGCGTCGACCGAGACTATTCTGCGCAATGCGATAAGCTACGTTTGGCTACGTCATTGGGTCAAGGTGTCATCCGTTCCTGAAAACATTCTATTCGAGTGTATGCCGCACAAGCTAAAGCAGCGTAGCAAACCTATCGACGGCTATACGTACCGCAGTTTTACTGGAGGCTACGGCTACGGTCTGTCGGAATACTTGGGCAGTAAGTACGAACGCGGCCCGTCTATGCGCACAGAATTCGATAAGGACGGTCATATCAAGTCGATTCTACCGATCAACGGGACGGCGCCGGATGATACCGGAGTCCTAGCCGATGATACGTTGACGCCAGAGGAGCGCGAAGCATGGAAGCGACACCTAGGCGACATTGAGACATGGCGCCAGCACGTAAAGGAGAATAACTGGCCATCATGGCGCCACCGCGCCGGAGAGGGGAGCGAATGATCAGAACTGAAACCGCGAGCGGATTGCTCCGCGCGATCCGCTCGCTCGACAGGGAACTAGTCGCGACACGCTACAAGCGTCTCGGCCCGAAGCTAGAGCGCAAATGCGCGCTCGTGATTCGGTACATCCAAGCGCTCAGGCGCGAAGCGAAACGGAGCTAAACATGGTGACAATCAAGGGAAGTCAGAATAGTGTGTTCTCAAGCCTCAAGGTAACCGCCGATCCGGAAGCGAATTGGATTGTCATTGCCTTTATCGAATACGCTTCGCGAATGACGTACTTCATGGATCGGGAGACGGCCAAGCGACTCCAATTCGCGCTAGCTCGCGAATTGGCTAGACTGGAGGCTCAGAAATGACGACGGATCGGATTCTCCGGGGCGACCCGCTCAAGGCGCCACGCTTGGCGCCAGTTCACGCCGTGCACGTCATCGAGCAGTACCTTGCCGCTATGAATCGGATTCTCGCTGCCGCGCTGGAACTGCGGGAGGAGGCGCCCCGGATCGGGGCGCCTCCGACGGCGTTATCCGATGCGCTGCATGAACCTACCGGGGAGGAGAAAAGCTAGACAAAACGCTTGACAAAGCGCTAGGCATTTAGCATAATGGATGCGTTATGCAAGGGAACCGCGAACGCATCCATTTTCATTTGCTCCGACTCCGCTACCGGGCCGAACCGCCACTAGAGCGCGCCGAATTCTCGCCACAGGAGGCGGAAGCGCTAACGCTCCTGCATGACATGGAACAGCGACGCCCGATAATCCTATGCGCGCATTGCGGTTGCGAATGCCGTAACTGGTCGGGCGTGATAGATGAGCCGAAGCTATGCCACGTCTGCCGAGCCGCCGCGCGGATGATCATGCGCGCCGCCGCGCTCCGGTAGCTGACTGCCTCGCGCAAAGGGAGCCCGGCCAGGGAGGCCAAGATCGAAATGAAGACGAAGCTGACTGCCTCGCGCAAGCCGAAGCGAACTGCCTCGCGCAACACGCGCTGGCTGATCGTAGACGACGAGCGATGGGAGAAGATGAAAGCGTACACCGAACGACTTGAAAACGAAGGCGGACAGTACGGATTCAAACTCACGGTCAATCGCGTCGCGAGCATGTTGCTCGCTGACGCGATCGACCGATTGGCTTCATGAATCCGACGCCGATCGAAGCGTTTCCGCTCGGCATGATCGCGGGAGTCGTCGTCTTCCTGATCGGCTACGCATTCGGTCGGAGAAGTCGGAATCGATGAACGCCCGGATGGCGGAACGGCAGACGCGACGGACTCAAACCCCGTTGGAGCCGATGCTTCATGCAGGTTCGAATCCTGTTCCGGGCAATGCGCCTATGGCGGAACGGCAGACGCGCTAGTCTTAGGAACTAGTGTCTTCGGGCGTGGGGGTTCAAATCCCTCTAGGCGCACCAAGAGAAACGGGCAACACGCCGAACTGGTACGGCAGCCGGTCTGTAAAACCGGTCCCATTAGCGGTTCCTGGTTCGAATCCAGGGTTGCCCAAATCGATACGATGACGCTGTGGCCGAGGGGCTAGGCGTCGGTCTGCAAAGCCGATTACCCCGGTTCGAATCCGGGCGGCGTCTCAGAAATGGAGGTATGGCCATGAAGAAAGCATGGTGGCTCTGTAGCGAATGCGGCAAGGATTTGCAGACGCGGGAGGAAACGACCCGACGCGCGGGGCGCCCGCTATCGCATGACGAACCGAACCTTTGCGAGGACTGTCGCGCAAACTCCAACCAGCGACCCGTCGAAAGTGAGGAGGTTCGCATCGTCTCGGCATCTCCCATTCCCGAGGTAACGGAGACGCTTCCAGAGAAGACGCTGCCGCCATCGATTCAGCCGAGCGATCCAACGTTCTCGCCACTCGATCTCCCTGCTCATCTCTTCAAAGAAGGGCTCGATCGTCGTGGTGCGAATCGGAAAGCGCTCATCTCATGGGTCCATGACGCTCTTCATGAGGGAATCGACTTCGGTTCCATTCCGACGAGTCGTGGACTCTCCAAACCGAGCCTTTGGAAACCAGGAGCCGAGAAGATTTGCGGCATGCTCGGTGTGACGACTCACTTCCCGACACTCAGTCTCTACGAAGACAAAGCGCTTCGAGGTGAGGCGATCGAATTCGTCGTGCTCCGCTGTGAATTGAGGACGGGCGGCCATGTCGTTGCCGAAGGGATCGGAGCCCGGCGCGTTCTCGAAACAGATCGTGGCGACATCAACAAGGGCCTCAAGATGGCGGCCAAGTCCGCTCACATCGACGCCACACTTCGACTTGCGGGACTCTCCGAGGTCTTCACTCAGGACATCGAAGACATGATCGAGGCGAACGGAGAATTGCCTGACGCGGGCTACGAAGGGCCTCCCGCGACGCCTCAGAACCGAGCGACAGAGTACGTCGATGGATCGTGCGAAGCATGCGGTGCTCTGCTCGTCCGGAAGTGGTCACCGAAGCAGGGCAGACACTTCATCAACTGTGAACTGGATGCTCTGGCGTTCGAGGGCGATGCCCACGCGAAAGCCGAGATCGCACGAATTCAAGGAAGCCAGAAAACCAAGGTCAAACACACCTGGAAATGGGAGAACGGCAAATGAGTCTGACACGCGAGGTGCCGAGAGCAGCGAAACCAGTGATTGACTTCATTCGCTTCTGGGTTCCCCGGCCTAGACGGCTACCAGTTCCCGATGGCGGTGGAGCGCTCGATGATCTCAGGTTCTATGGGAAGTGCCCGCTCGGACTCTTGCCATTCGCCAGCAATTTCACTCCGACTGAGCCGGAAGACTGTGGCATGGGGGAACGAGACTACCACGCAATGGATGAGTTCACGTGCTGGTGGGATGAGCAGACCGATCCGGAGGCGGCGACCGAAGCGGTCTGGCCGACACGATAATGGCGATCTACGTGAGCATCGATATCGAGACGGATGGCCCGTGTCCTGGGGTCCATTCCATGCGTTCGCTTGGAGCGGTCGGATTCGACGAAGATGGGAAGGAACGAGGTAGTTTCTTGATCAACTTCGAGCCGATCCCGAACGGTCTGACCGATCCATCGACCATGCAATTTTGGAATCGGAATCCCGAGGCCTGGGCCAAAGCGACGGCGAATCCCGTCGAGCCGTGGCAGGCGATCGCGCAGTTTCGTGGCTGGATCGAATCGCTTCGGCGAAGCCCGTCCGAATCCGTCGTGGCGATCGCGTATCCGGCTGGATTCGATTTCAGCTTCGTCTACTTCTACCTGCTTCGATTCGGAGGCCGATCGCCACTCGGGTTCTCGTGCCTAGACATCAAGACGTACGCGATGGCTGCTTTGGAGATCGTGACGAAGATGCCTGCTGGCTATCGGAGCACGGTCAAGAAGACGATGCCTCACGTCTGGTTCAAGGACCTTCCGAAGCATACGCACGTAGCGACTGACGATGCGTTGGAACAAGGGCTTCTCTTCTTCAACATTCGACGCTGGATTCGCGAAGGCGGGAAGGAGGAGACGTGCGAGTCCTAATCGAGTCCTGCGTCTTCGGAGAGATTCAAGCGGGCGAGCTATGGAGTGGCTCGCCAAACATCGGCCCGATCGAGGAGCAGCTAGGCTATGTCGTTTTCCTGCGCACGGAAGCGCCCTGCCCGGAGCATCGGGCGAACGAAAAGGTCTATCGCGTCACGGTCGAATCGGAATAAGTACAACGCCTCACCTCAAGTCTACAGGGGAAGGCGATTCCACAGCAGAAAGGAGGCTGAGTACGCAGCGCGCCTGGACATGCTCCGACAAGCGGTCCGTACGGCCGAACGGGTTACCGCATGGCAGCCCCAGGTGAAGGTGGCCCTCCGAGTGAATGGCGTTCTGATCGCGAACTACTACTGCGATTTCAGAGTCGAATTCGAGGACGGGCATGTTGAGTGGCACGAAGTGAAGGGCTTCGAGACCGAGACATGGGGTCTCAAGCGGAAGCTGTTCGAAGCGCTCTATCCGGAGCGCACATTGAAGGTGATTCGCTGAGGCGAACGCCACAACCGAAAGGATGGAACACATGAGTCTTCCCACGGGAGTTCTGAACATGAGCGTCGGCCAGATTCGGGCGATGCTGGAGGAGTACCAGGCGTACCTCGACGGATCAGTCGACGGGATCATGAATCAAGTCGGCGCGGTCTGTCAGAAGGCTCTGGCCGACACGAACGAACCGCTCCAGACGATCGGCAAGATCGCTGGCATCGATCCGATGTCGCTCCGGAAGCTGAAGGACGGCAAGGTCGGTGCGGGCGTCGGTCTGAAGGCCGCGGCCAAGCTGTTGACGCACCTGGGCTACGACGTTACCGTCACCGCGACGAAGCGGTAAACGGAACGTGCTTCGGCTGTACGGGCCTCGTGCCCGTACAGGCCGGAGCAGAACCCGAACGCACGGAGGATTTCCCTATGAGAACCGCACTAAGATTCGCTCTCGTGCTCCTCGCTCTGCTCTCGGTCGGCTGCAACACGAAGCCTGAGTCGAAGCTGACCGGACTTCCGCCCTCTGGAGTGCCGAATGGCGCTTACCTGACCACGGTCGTGCAGGATGGCGTCACGGTTCCGGCTTGGGTAGTGAACGATCGAGAGTCCCCAAACGGAATCCGCATCATCATGATCCTCGATTATCCCTGCGGATTCATCGGTCCGATGCCCGAAGGCCACGGACAGGACTGCTACAGTGATCTCACGGCCGCGCGGATCGGCGATCCCGACAGTCCAGACCGATCGGGCGATCCGGACACGTCGGAGCGGTCCCGCTCGATCGGTGATCCGACGTCCGACGACGCGGACGCCGACGGCTCCGTCATTCGTTGATTGACTCTTTGGAGGCGTCGAGGCAATATCCGCCCCCGAGCGGACCGAATAGGGCGACTGCTCAGTTCAAACTCGCCCGGCGCAGATCATGCCCTCTGCGCCCTCGTGCATCCGCCAGCCGCGATCAGGGACGTTCGCGGTCCCGTCCAGGAGGATGTCGCAAATGGAGGGAACGCTAATGGCCCAGTCTCCTCAGTATATCATGGTGAGCCACTTCGCCCCGATGTTCTCGGCGACCGATCGACTTCGCGACATAGTACGCGCCCCTGGTTTCGTTCCGAGTCCAGGCGCGATGAGCACGGACGACGGGACGCCCTGCATCATGCAGGCTATCTCGATTCTCCGAGGTGGCTACATCACTGACCGACCTCCCGGAATTCCCGAAGAGGTGATCGACGCGGCGATCACGTTGAACGATCATGGCAACGGAGCCGATCGAATCTGGCTCGGTCAGAACATTTGGGGAATTCTTCGTTCAGACGCGTTCAGGAGTCATCCACTCGCGCCTTCAACCGCCGCTAGTTTCCGCCAATCACAGAATGAGAGGATGGTTCGTTCACTCAAGGCGGAGCAGGCCCGTACATTCCTCGGGCTCGTGATTCACCTTTCGGAAGAGGCGTACGAGTCTCGGGCCGAGGCGTTTGCGGCCGGAGTGGTGGAGCGCCGGGAAAGTGGAACGGAAGACCATGTCAGTCTCATAAGCTGACGATAACGGGTTCGACTCCCGTTCCCGGCCCCAAACGTGAGGGCGAGGCGCCAGTCCGGCGGCCTCGCCCTCTTCGTTCTACTTGAAGAGCTTGCCGAACACGTGCTTCATGAGGTAGTCGCCGATCCACTTCGTGAACAAATTGTCCAAGAGGACGGCGCCACTGGCGTTTCCCATGAAGTAATTCAGCATCGTCGTGCCGACGGGCGTGGCATGGCCGACCATTGTCGAATCGATGCCTGCCGCGTGCGCAGTAACGGCTCCGACGGCCGCCTGAAACGCCGAGACGACGGCGCTCAGGATCGTAACGATCGCCGGAGCGTGCGCTGCGAACTTCGGATTCTTCTTCATGAGTTCCGTCAGTGCCCAAGTCAGAAACATCCCCCCGAACGTGATGATCTGATTCATCGATTCCTCCTATACGTCGAGTGGCGGCGGCAGGATTTTCAGAACGTAGCCGCTCACCTGCTTGATGTCCGCCCGCTTGCCGTTCGTCAGGCCGACCTTAGATAGCGCGTCGATGAAGGCGGGCCATTCCGTCCCTGCGTTCAGCTTCCGAAGCCTAACGATCGCCAGCTTGACGTAGCCGAACCCTGCGTTGTAGGCCGCGAGCGCCATCCTGTAGATCGCCTCTTCGGTGGCCCCGTAGGAGCCGAGCGTTCTCGTCACTTCGCCGATCTTCTTGGCCAGATAGGCAGTCCCTCCCTGGAGGTTCTCGTCGATGCTATAGGGATCGACGCCCATCTCGGCCGCCGTGCCTGGCATCAGTTGAAGGAGACCGATGGCACCGACGGGCGAGACCTTGCGCGGATCGAATGACGATTCGGCGCCGACTTGTAGTTTCACCCGATCGAACGGCAACCCGTGTTCTTCGGCCCAGAACTGAATCAGTGAGTCGAATCGGTCACTCGCTTTCAAGTTCATCATCCTTGTCCGGGACTCGAAGCGGAGGAAGTGGCGTGTGAGGATTGCGCTCCAGCTTGTCTAACCTACGATCAAGGTCTGAATGGATGGAGTTGCTCCCGCGAACCAGGGCGCCGACCCATCGCTTCGTTGCGACGCCCTTCATCGACTGCTTGATGTCACGCACGTCGATCCACAGAGTCGCCCAGAACAAGGCGAGCGGCCCCATGAGCATCGCCCACTTGATGATGTCCTCGACTGAGAACGAAGGCGTGCGCCACCAGCGACCATTACGGCTTGCTTCTTCTGCCACCTAGCGCCTCCTCCTGAAGTCGCCGCCGGTACTCGGCCTCTGCCTCGATGATGGCAGATTTACGATATACGCTCTTCTCCTGACGCGCGACGGTTCGTTCGCGAAGCGCTTCCATGCCCATCATGCGTTGCGGCTCGGCCGCTGGCTCGACTCGAATCCCGGAGGCCCACCCGATGGCGCGATTCATGGAGACCCTGTCACCGAGGAAGAGCCCGCGCGCTGCTTCCGTGAGATTCCCCGGCGCCGCGCCCACGACGCCGAACATGATCGGCAGCCAGTTTGGTCCGTAGGCACGCCCTGAGTCCTTGTTGATTTCGATGCCGAGTACGTTGCGCGCGGACTTCGGAATGAAGGCTGCCCAGGCCGGGAGCGGTACGGCCGTTCCGTCAAGTTCGCTGTCATAGAGAAGCGTCTTCGAGAACACGAGTTGCGCGACCGTCGTGATCTCGGGACGGAGTTGCTCTGTAAGCCAGACCGCGAACTCCTGACCAGCACCCAGGGGTTTCGCTCCGGCGACCTGGGCTCGTTCAGGAATGAAGTGTGTTACATCTCCGAAGCCGTACGCGTTCGACAGGATCACTCGCCTGGTACCCTCCGGCTGCGTATCGCTCGGCGGAAGAACGATTCCGACAGCATCGAAGTAGGAGGGCGCGAGGTAGGCGGCTTCGATCGGCGCCACGCCCTGCATGGCGTTGATGTTATTGACCGCTGTCGCGAACTTCGCGATCTCGCCAGGCCGCTCCAGCGCGGTGCGAAGCGTGAGCGGATAGATTCGCCGGTACCACGAGTAGAAAAGGATGTACTGGCGAGCCTGATTCTCAAGAACAGTGAAGGCGTCGCGCGAGTAGTTGAAAAGCGTTCGTGCGACTTCGAGCCGCGCCTGGGCTCGCGTCATCCCGCGCTCCAGCGACCAGATGTAGTGAGAGAGCCGGGCGGTGTTCTCACCGACCGAGTTAGCGCGACTCATCCACTCCGGATACGTCCGAAGCCAGTGCGCCTGTGTCTCGCCGATCCGTCTGCCAACGCGCGTGCCGAACTCGCCCGAGGTCACGCCAGCCTCAGTCACGATCGAGTCCTCGATCGCTTGCTTCAGGAACGTAGCCTTCGTGACTTTGAATCCAGCCAGGGTCTCGTCCGGCGCTGTCTTCGACAGGACGTCAGCGGCTCTCGTCCAGGCGGTCAGGTCGCGGTTCCCACGGCTGGCTGTCACCATGACGTTCCAGATTTGATTTCGAACGACGAAGCCCGGATTGACGACGGTGTACAATGGCTTGACGATCCGCACGACTGAGTTCGCGAAGGCCTGAATCTTCCCGTAGTTCTGAGGTTCTAGGTTCTTCGAGACAGCTTCGAGCGTGTCGAAAATGCGAGGGTGGACTTTGATCGTGTTAAGCCGCGCGATCGTCTCTTTCATTGCTCCGGCCTTCAGTCCTGAGAGACTCCCGAGTTCGACCCAGTCCTTCGGCGCCTCTTCTGTCGCGCGGCCGAACGTGCGAGCCACGTTGTTCGCCAAATCGATGTGCGCGATGGCCCGATTCGTTCGGTATCCCGACTTCAGATAACCTTCGGTAACGGGAGCGAACGCTTCCTCCTTGCCGAGATGCGGCGCCAGCCGACGTTCGATCTCCTTCGTGGCTGTGACGGGGAGCGAGACACGACGCTTGCCGATCTTGGTCGTGAGGCCCCTCGGAATCCCTCCACCTCCGTAGGGCCGTTCACGCACATACTTGTTCGTGCTCAAGGCGCGGAGCGCTTCGGTGGACTCGCGAGGCGTATGAGCGATCATCCGGCGACGATAGTTGCGAGCTACACGAGCGGCAGCCTTGAGTTCGATCTTCGGAGCATTCTCGGGGGGACGCAGTCCAGCCGCGACCTCGGCCTCTCCGCGTCTCGGGACTCGAATTCCGCTCTTCGCCTCGAACGCTTTGATCGCCTGAACCGCTTCGCCTTTGGCGACGCGAACGCGCTCGATCTGCCTGGCGACGGATCGGTCCCTCTTCGCGAGGGCCGACAGTCCCTTGATTTTCTCGTCCGCGAACTGGATCGCGTCACGCGCGGCTTTTGCTCTTTCGGCGACGATCGGAGCGTGCGGCTCTCCCTTCGGAATCTTGGCTTCGGATAGGGCCTGCTCCGCCTCTGCGAGAGCACGATTCGCGCGATTCGTTTGAAGCCGCGTTGCGGCTCGGCCCGAACCCAACTCCTGGAGAAGGTCAACACCGCCGAGTTCAGCTTTGGCTGTCGCTTTGGTAGACGCGACGCGGGCCAACCGTGCAAGTTCTTCCCTGGCTGCAACGCCCTCGCCTTTCGCCTTCGCGATCTGGCTCTTGAGTTTCGCGCCGCGCGGACCGATCTCCTTGAGCGTCTGAAGGCCCGCCTTTTCGGCTTCGAACTTCGCGACAGCGGCTTCGACGTTCTTGGCGAGCGGGGGAACGTGTCCCCCTAGTTCGAACGGACGGAGGCCAGCAGCGAGTCGTTCTCTCGGTGTCGCACGACTGATCTTCGTCATCGCGGCGACTGCGTCTCGTTCGGCCTGTGTGAAGCCCTCGGTCGCTGCTCCCTTGAGGCGCGGCAGTTCCTCGACGGCATCGCGAAGCCGTTTCGCCTGGGCGACTTCACTGATCCCACGAGCCTTCGCGGTGTCCTTGATCGTCTGTTCGATCGGTCGGATCGCCTCCTGGAGCGCGGCATCCCTGACGGCCTTCTCACCGTAGGCATCCATGAGCATGCCGCGAAGCGTCTCCCGAGCGTTCGGCGCCGCCACGCCCTCGATCTTGGCCGGCACGCCTCCACCTTGGGAGACGGCTTCGATCGCCTTTCCAATCTTCGTCGCTCGGATTGGTTCGCCGATCATAGAACCTAGAATCTTAGCTTCTTCCCCGATCGTTCTCGTCGCACCCGGAATCTTCGCTGCTCCGATTCCGCTCGCCAGTTCTCCCACCGGAAGGTCGAGGGCCAAACTCGCTCCCTCCGGACCGGCGATGAACCGGGCAAGCGAGCCGATCGGAATTCTCAGACCCGTAGCCTTCGCGATAGCGTCCGCCGCGACCTGCCAGGTCTCAGGAACCAGCGGATTCAATCCATAGGACCGAAGCAGATCGGCCGTCGCTGTCTCAGGACGAATGGGACCGCCAGCGGGACCAGGAACGGCTGTGACCTCTTTGTCCAGCCCGGCCGGGATCGCACCGGCCAATTCTTTACCAGCCTGAACCATCTGCGGCGCTGGAACCTCGGGAACGAAACCCACCGGGCTGACTCCAGATCGAATGATCGCCGAAATCAGGTTCGCCTTCGAAGCCTCGTATCGGCTTCCGATCTCACCCAGGGTGCCCATCAGGCCGCGTCCGGCGGCCTCTAGGAAGCTCGGAGGCGCAGGTGCGGCAGATTGCCCGGAAAGGAAGGAATTCGCGTCCTGGCGGCTCGGCGGGGGGCTTGCTTCACCGCTCAGGAACGCGTTCGCGTCCGGCGCGAGGGCCGGGACGCTAGGTCGGCTTTGGCGGCCTAGAAGAAAGTCGTTGGGATCGGCCACGGGTCATCGTGTCCCGGTGAGCCTGCCAGCCGCCACGGCTCGGATGCTAGGCGAATCGCCGAGCGGCCCTTTTCCGTCCGCATAAGCCTTTAGGATATCTGGCCTTACACCAGGTTGCCTCAAAGCAGCGATGATGTCCGCCTCATTGGAAGGTACCTGACCCTGCACCTGAGCCGGAGGCGCCGGAGAGGCCGGAGGGGCCGGGAGATTGACTCCCGGCGCCGGGGACGGGGTCGGCACGGACCCTCCGGTTCCTCCCTGGAACTGGTTCGGGGCAGCCTGGAAGGTCTTCATGTCGTTGTCGTTCAGTAGGTTGCCCTGGGCGTCGATCAGTTCGTAGTTGCCCGTGAGTTGATTCATTCTACGCGCGACTGTCACGCGCACAGTTGTCGGGCTCAGTGGATTCGCCCGATCTGTCATGACACGTTCGATCGACCCTACGACCTGGGGCATCTGTCCCATGCTCGCGGCGATGATCCGCGCGGTGTCCATGTCGGGCGCCCGGCCGGAGGCAACTAGCGACGTCGCCAGTCGCTCGCGATCGGTGACATGAGCCGTCGCAGACCCTGTGGCGCGCTCGCCTTTCTTTTTGAAGTACTCACTGATCGCCTGATCGGACCAGCCGAGTGTGTTCTTGAGGAAATCGTGCTCGCCCGCCAGGTCTTCGGCCTTCGTTCTTCGTCCGACCTTCTCGGCTGGTTGCTTGTTCGCCCGGATCATAGCCGCTTCGGCCGTCTTCTCGGCGGCGGCGACCTGCCTCGTCTGAAGGCCTGTCTTAGCGGCAAGATCGGCTGCGGCTGCTCTGGCCGATGCTCCGGTTCCAAGTGAAGCTGCGAGGCTCGCAAGAAGCGCCCGACCGAAGTCGCTCTCGGTCATGCCAGCCCGGACGCCAGCAGCGAGCGAGGCTTGGCCCGAGCCGCCAAGCGCTTCCACCAAGGCGGCCTTGAGCGGAGACGTAGGTGCTGGTCCCGGCACAGGCAGCGCCGGGGACTCGTAGGGCGTGATCGCGTCTTGGCGCAGCACGCTCGGCGGCGGCGTGGCGCCTCGGCGACGATCGATGAGGACGTCGAGCGGGTCTCTCAGGTAAGGATGGTTTCCGTACGCCATGAGTTCGCTCCTAGAAGACAGCGCCAGGATTGATCTTCGAACCGATCTTCTGCCCGACAGCACTCGCCACCGGACCGCCCACCGCGCCCAGGCCTGCTCCGACGACGGACCCGAGAACGGAGCCTACGCCTATCTTCTGTGCCTTGGCGTTCCGCTCCTCGTAGCGCTGCTGAACGCGTCGCTGGATCAGTTGATCGAGGAGCGAAAGTCCGCCTTGCGCGACACCGGCGCTCGCCTGGCCGTAGGATGTTCCGAGGGCGCCTGCGGCGTTCGACAATGCGTTACTCCGGAGGCGGGTCGCTACTCCGGAGCGAGCAGCGTACGGCGTGGATGCAAGATATCGGTCGACACCGGCGGACTGCGGCCGGAACTGATCGAGAATGCTCTGGTAGGCCGGAGCATAGAGGGAGGGCAAGGCCGCCTTCCCTGCCGTTAGGTATTCCTGGTACGGCTGTTGCACCTCGGACGCGTACTGATTCTTCAGCTTCTTCTGGAGATTCGTGAACACCCTCGGGGCCATCCTTGGCTCCTCCTGTCTTGGCGCGGGAACGGGCCGCGCGGCGTAGGGCCTCCTCTTCGCCGCCCAAACATGACGGGGTACGGAGCGCCCTGTCGGCTCGGCCGATCGCGCGGCCCTTTCGCTCCCGCTTACCGCACGATGATCTCCACGGTCGACTGCCCCACGGAACAGTGTAGCGTGATGTGAGTCGGACTCAGAAACGGAAAGACGTCGAAGACAGTCCCAGGCGTCGCAGACGAACACCGATTGGATACGATCGTGTACGACGTCGGCGTCCGGCCTAGATAGTGTCGACGGGAAACGGGCGCCGGAGCCGCCGGTGAGGAGGCCGTCGGGAAGTAGAACGAGACCCGCTTCTCCGGGACTTTCGACTTCCGGCTTGGCGTGAAATCGCGCCCTTCTCCTCGGATTGATCCCCGGAGAAGCCTCGTCGATGTGAGCAGCTTCGGCATCGGCTATCCCGTTGGATGAACCGTCTTGTAGTCGCCCTCTAGATAGGCGGCCACGAGACGCTGGTTGTTGGGAAGGCCGCCTGCGACTGTCGTTGCCTTGAATCGAACGACGATGTCTTGCGAGCCACTCTGCTTCGACTGGCAGTTCGCGATGATCGCCTTGTAGTCCCCTCCGGTTCTGGGCGTGGGCGTCCCGAACGTCGCAGCCGAAGAGAAGATCGGCGTGGCGCCTCCGGGTGTCGACACGATCGGCGTTCCCCATGCTGAATCTGCCATGTAGTACGCAGCGAACCGTCGCGGAGAGAACTTGAGGAATCCTCGCGGTCCGAAGTGGATGTCGACGTAGCAGTCGTATCCAGTGCCGTTGTCCGCCGTTCCGATCTCGCCGACGACAGGTGTGCTGCTCGCGATGTCTGGACTGACGTTCCCATAGACGGGGTGAAGCACTCCCGCGTCGGCGTGACCTAGAGGCGCCTCGATCATCGCGAGAGGCGAGAAGCTGTTCGTCAAGGTGATCTCGCTCCACGAGATCGGGTTACTGCGAAGATCGAGTCGCCAGAAGGGCGACGAACCTACCGGTTGCCCGTCCGGCGTCAGCAGATGAATCTCGTAGCCCATATCGTTGATGATCGCTCGGGAACCGCCGTGCGTCGCGTAACTCATTTTGGAGAAGACGGAGTTCTGGTCGTTCGTCACTCGTTCGGGATACCGGCCTTCGACCATCAGGTAGATGCCGTCCTTGCCCGGCCAGAGCATGACGCCAGCGTGCGCGGCGACGGCGTCGGGAGCGACGCAACCCGCTCCGTTCGGCACTTCGAAGACGTTCTGTGCCTCTTCGAGGAAGTCAGAGACCCCAATCTGTTCGGTCTCGCTCCAGAGGTACCAGATATCGGAGAACAGTTTGGCCCCGGTCATAGGATTGATCAGTTCCGCGAAGCTGACGTCCTTGTTGAAGTTCTCACCCTCGCCGGGTTCGCTCCAGTAGCCGCGGTTGGGAGTTGCCTCCGGAGAGCCGAGGAAGACTCGGCCAAGCCCAGATTCGATGTATTTGCATCGCGTCGGCGGCAGGTTGTCGTTCGGGTTCATCGCCGGTGAATCGAGGGGGAACGAATAGAAGTTGTCGTTGTACGCCGTGGGCAAGACTCCCACGACGTCACGCGTGAGGACCGCAATTCGGAAGTACGGCTGGTCGACTTGAGCCGAGACCGGGACCCCCGTCAGATCGTTCGTTCGATAAATCTCGATCACGTCGACCTGGCCAGTCGTCGGCGTGGTCGAGAACGTCCAAGTGATGGCGGCCTGCTGAACCGCCGTGAAGGCCGTGATGCCCGTGTCGAGTAGCGTCGGCGCCGATCGGCCCCAGTTGCCGTTCGAACCCCCGACGTAGACCATCGCGTAGCGGAAGGCACACGCCTGCCCGAAAGCGCCTGCCGCTGGACTCACGAGGAACGCGCTCAGGGCTGGTGGTTGAATGCCGAGGTTTCGGCCATTGTAGAGATCGACGGCGACGTTGTTGAACCCATCCGCCATCATCACACGGTCCTGGAACGTAGAGAACCGACGCCTTCCAGTGCGCCCGGAGATCACTTGGACACCCGAGGAGAATCCGCCAGGCGCGAGCGTGTCCCATGTCGCGACGCTTCCGGTTGTCTGTCCGTATCCGAGCGGAACGCCACTCGGCCCGAACGCGCACGTTGCACCAACGATGATCGTCCTTCCGGACCAGTCAGACAGCACTCTCTGGTTGTTCCCCCAGGCGTCCTGCGTCGCAACTCCGGCTGTCGTGATCCGACAGCGCACATAGTAGAGATAGACGTGATTGAGCGAGCAGGGAATCCAGTTGGTCGGAGGCGTCCAGGAGAGTTCTCGTTGTCCCGCCGTCTTGAAGTCCTCGGTCGGTCCGGAGGGAATCGCAACCCAAGTGCCGCCACCCGAGGAACTGAAGTACTCCCATGTCACACCGTACGTGCTCCCGCCTCCCGCACCTTGGCCGAGATAGAACGACAGCCTGGAGAAGCGATCTCGCGCCCCGAAGGCCCACCAGTGGGTCGTGCTCCCGACTCCTGATACCGGAGGATCGGCTGCGATCGCATCGGCCGGACCGAAGATTCGATACCAGGAGAGATGAGCGATGTCGCGACTGAATGCGACTCCGTCATTCGCCGTGGCCATGATCGCCCCGAAGGACTGATGATGGTCGTGAACGCCTCCGATGTACCCACTCGCGGCCATCGCCGCTGTCGTTCCGCCAGACGGCCGAAGCGAGTCATATCCCCCGCGCGCCTCGACGCTTCCCCCAGGGCGGACGCGCATGTTCATGGCCTTCCGAAGCCAACCGGGATCGCGATTGAAGAGCGGCGTGTTGGCGTCGACCTGGCCGCGAAACTGCTCGACTTTGAGGATGTCACTCACGGAGAAAGCCAATCCTCGATCAGATAGAGGCCGGTGTCCTTCCGCTGAAGCGGGAAGTCATTCGTCAATGGGTTGACGTATTGCGCCGCCTTCCGCTTCCAGTCGGCCCAGAGCGCGACCTGTCCGTCGTAATACGCCTTGAAGTCGTTCCCCAGGCGCCGATAGATCAACATGAGCGCATAGTCGACCATCGCATCCTGCCAGGGCTGGATCGCTTCTGGGGCGACCGGTGTTCCGTCGACCGAATGCACCATCTTCTGGGGAAGTTGCCGATAGAAGACTTCGAGGTCGTTGCTCCCGTTCGTGGACGGGACGTCGTTCAGGCCGATCACATACTGATTCGCCCCGTTCACGTTCGAACCCCAAATCCAGTACCGATCGGGCGTGCCCTGGCGGGACGTACCGTCGCGCCAGGTCACGTCGATCGGGCGAAGAGGCTCGATCCGACCCTCGATGAAGACGCATTCGATCTTCAGGTAGTCGCTCGGAAGGTTGTAGGTCTCCTGAGCCGCGACGGTCGACGTCTTCGCGCAGCTAAGGAGAATCTGGCCTTCCAGGCAAAGGAGACGCTGCGCCTTATTCAGAAGCGCCGTGATCTGGGACGGAGAAACGATCGAGTTCGTCGAACTCTCGCCCCATTCTAGGTAGACTTCGTCAACGAGTTCGTCTGTGGTCATTTCGCATTCCGATCACAGCACGTCGGACAGCACGCTTCCTTTCGGGAAGTGCCTTCATCGATCCAGGGCCGTGCGGGATGAAGTCTTCACACTTGGAGGCGCTCATTCCCGAACCCGGACATCCCACGCGAGCCCATCTCGCTTGTGCCTGGCTTACGGCGGGCATCAGTGGTGCGCGTGCTTGAAGACGAGAGCGAGGCGAGCCCTACGCCCCTTCTTTCCGGGAGCGTGCGCCGCCGATTCGAGCGTCGATTCAGGAATCTTCTTCCCTGCGGGAATCCCGAGTTCCCGATGTAGTGCGCCCTCTTTCAGATGCAGACCGCTCATCCACTTCTTCGGTTGCTCAGCCATCTTTGGCCTCCCTACGCGCTGTGAGTCCGCCAGTACTCCGTGTCGCGAGCGCGACGCCGAAGTTGCTGGCCGTACGCCTTGTCCTTGATCATCCGTTCATAGACCGGTGAGTTGTCGACGCCCTCGTTGTCGCGAATGATCTTCGCCGGGGGCGGCAACGGACTCTTCTTCTGCCTCATGATCCGAAGTCTTCGATCGATGATGTCCGTAAGGGGTTCCGCCATCAGTTCACGCTCCTGCTCAATTCGTACCACTTGGCGTCGGCGTTCACTCGAACGAACTTCATTATCGTGTTGGCCGCAGGATTGAAGTCAGCACTTCCCGATAGCTCGAAGGTACCCGTAGTCGAACTGTCCTTGACCGTTGTGTTCCCATCTGTGAAGAGAAGATTGACTTCTTGCGCGTCGTGGTCGGCCGTCATCCCCGTCATGTTCGTCGCTCCGGCGTTCGTGACCTTGAAGGTTCGGCCGTTCGCCACGGACGGGGTCACCCCCGAGATCGTAGTGACAGCAGCTTCGACAGCGGTCGTCCCGACATGATCGGCCCATCGAACCGCGCGAAGTGCCGACATCGCGGAAAGGTCGAAACTGAGGCGATCAACGAGGGCCGCGCTTTGGAACACACTGTAGGTGTTGGTCCCGTCCTGAACGATCTTGTTCCCGGTCGTCAGTGTCTTCGACTGAAGCGATTGAACTCCTCCGAGCAGGACGACCTCATCCGACCGATCCGGAAATGTGAGCACGCGGTTCGCGGTGACGTTGTTGACCATGAAGTAGTACTTGAACGTCGTCCCCGGCTTCCGGATCGAGAATCCCCAGGGCGTGATCGTGCTCGTGCTGCCGAGAACCCGGAAGTCGGTCGAATGGCCGCTCTCGTATCCTTCCCAGTTGACCGGACCGCGTAGTTCCTGGAAGGTGCCACCGGGAGTCGAGGACGCGTCATAGGTCCCGCGCCCGCACGCGAGGGCGTAGCCGTTCGCCTCGGAGAGCGCCTCGTTGTAGTGGTCGCCTGGCGTGAGGACGCATGTACGCCCCGACTGACTCGATCCCGTGTTCGTGAGATCGAGCGTGACGTTGTTCGAATCGATCAATCCGGAGACTCTGGCGCCCCAGATGGACGGAACGGCGATGTCGAAGTTGACCCGGTCCCCGACCCTGACATTCGCGAACTGCCCGCCGGTAGTCGTGAGGGTCGCGGACCCGTTGTTGATCGCGCATCCCGTTGCGCGGACCGGCTTGATGTGGAGCAGCGTGTCGTGCTGGACGGCGGGGTTAGCCGTCCACGCTGGAAGTCCACCAGAGACGGCCAGGACCTGCCCGGATGAACCGACTCCTAGCCGCGCCCACTTGGGCGTTGCGTTACCGATGATGACGTCGCCTGCGGCGACGGCACCCGCTAGGGTGTCGACATGGTTCGCCCCGTCCAGGAGAGCGTTCGTCAGCGTGACGGTAGACCATGTCGGCTGAGCAGCGCCATTCGACCGGAGGAACTGCCCGGACAATCCGAAGTCCGTGGGCAGCAGGAGTACGCCCGACCAGTCCGGTACGGTCGCGGTTCGCGTCGTGGCCGTTGCGATCGCTGAGACGTCCCACTTGAGCAACTTCGTGGGATCGAGAATGTCAGCTAGGTGGAATCCCGAGATCGCAAGGATGCCCGTGTTCGTGATTCGAACGAGACAGAGATCAGACGCGAACGCACCGAGCGGAACCGACTCCAGTCCAGGCCCCATCTGCACGAAGCCGTGGGTCGCCGCCTTAGCGAGGGCCAAACCGGCGGCGTCACCGGAGTAGGGAACTCCGACGATGTCGCCCGTTCCGAGTCCGAAGAGCGACCCGCTCATAGCGTTGGCTTACTCCAGGTTCCGGAGGGCGTCGTGCATTCGGTGTGCGCCCCATCCGGCGTAGCGCACTCCGCGAACGAACCCACGGGCGTATCCGGATGAGTCCACGCCTCTGTCGTGATCGGCATTGGAAGCCAAGGCCCAAGAAGGATCACTTCTACCGTCGAGTGATCGACCGTGGCGCCTTCTGTCCAGGTCATCGGGCTCATGCGACGTGGCACTCATCCCACAGTGCGGGCGATGTAGGGTTGCCGTTCAGGAGCATGATCGGCATGCTCACCACGTTGAACTCGCCGCCGCCCGCCTGGTACGCGTGCTGGAAGACGTCGCGGCCCGGCCACTGGAAGACGATTCGCTTCGTCTCGTAGCCCATGAGCGGCGGGAAGGCTCCCCCGTATGCGTTGACCCAGATCGTGTACGTCCTGTCTCGCACCTGGTACTGATTCGAACCGTCGGCGTAGTGATCGCGCACTACGATCGCGCTCTCGATCCCGGTTCCTGGATCGACGAAACCGATGTCTCCGTCGCCGAAGGTCTTCGTATCGACCGGCGTCGGACCGTCGACGTCGGATTCCATCCGAACGGGAACGTTCATAATAGGCGTGCCCGCGATGTCGACGACTTTCGTGTTGAAATACCAAAGTTCCTTCGTTGGGTTCGTGATCGGCGGTCCCGCCGTCGAGATGAATCGGGGAACGCCGACCGTCTCGGAGAATCCGGGATTGTAGAGACGCCAGTTCGTTCCCCCTCCGCTCCATCGTAGGTCCGCCAGCGTCGGCGCTCCGATGAATTGCGCGTTCGACAAGGCAAGATTGATCGAACCTGATGTGATGAAAGTCTGCGGTCCTGTTGCGCTGAAGACCACGTTATCGCTTTTCCTAATCGCGAGACCGGTGACTAGGTTCCCGACGCCAGTTCCCTCGAACGTTGAGTTGTAGACGTCCATCTGCGGAATCACGTTGTTGCCAATCACGTACGATGAACTCGTTCGGAAGATACAACCTGCGATTTCCGAGAAACCCGAGGCTCCACTGTCGATGAACTGCACGTTCCCCCCATCCGCGAAGCATTCGGACCCGTAGAGGAGGATGAGTCCCCGGAACTGCTGCGTCGTCCTCGTCAGGATATCTACTCCGTCCTTACCCCCAACTCGCTCATCCGACCCGATCGCGGACGCGATCCTCGTCCCGAACATCGTCCGAAGGAGGGCCGGGGTGTAACCGATCGTTCTGTACTCCAGACTGCCGGTTCGGAAATAGACATCGCAATTGCTGTCCTTGATGCTCGTCGGCGCCGTCCCGTCGGAGTCCTGCCCCCCGAGCCGTATTGGAACGTTGCTTAGATACTGCTTCCGAATCCCGCCCCACGTCAGCCCGCTCACCGCTCCGACCATGCTCTGAAAGTCATTCGGGAAGGCCGTCTGGACTTCGGCGAATGTGTAGTCCAATCCCGTCAGCGACGCCGTCGAGTCGTAGACGAAGATGCGAGTTCCAGGCCCTCCGGGTTGAAGAATTCCAGCAGGCATCAGACCGTCTGAAGACCTGCAGCCGCCGTCTTGATCGCTGTGATCAGAGCGTTCAGCGTGCTCTGAAGTTGAAGTTTCTGGGCTGGCGTTAGCGTGATCTGCGTTTCGCCGTCCATGTCACGCGTAGGATCAGCGAGGATCGTGTTCGTCGTGGCCAAGCTCAGAAGCGTGAGAGCCTTCGAGGACGATCTATTGATCACGACGAGGTCCGCCCCAAGCGCCATCGACTAGTACCCGCAGGTAATTCGGACGACGTCGTTGTTCGCGCACTGGACCGTGAGGACGCCCGTCGATTCGACGTATGTCACGCCTTGGGCTCCGATCGCGCCCGTCGTCTTGAAGGGAGCGCTGATCAACTTCATGATCGGCGTGCCAGAGAACGTGAACGTCACCGTGGTGTCGGCCGCTCCGGCTGTCAACTTCAAGTGGACAAGATTCAGCCCTCCGGCTGCGTGAGTCGTGATTTCGTTGACCGTAGTCGCCATCTAACGTTCCTCCCTGATCACTTCCCGGATTCCGTTCCGGTAGCGAATCTTCACCCGCTTGAGTCCCTCGCGCTTCATGCCCCCAAAACCGTTGATCCGAAAGGTGGCCTTCAGTGCTGCTCGATTGAATCCTCGCTTCTCATACGCCTCGATTTCGTTTCCCAGGACGCGGACCGGTCTTCCGTCCGGGTCGCTGATTTCCGCTACGCCGAACGCTTGTTCTCGGTTGTACGCCTGCTGGAGATGGACTTGCGACGCCTCCCGCATCTCCCCGAGTAGCGCCTGTACGTCTCCGCCCGTTGCCCTGTCCTCGTAGACCTCGGTTTCCACCAGGGGCTCGTGTTCCATCGGGAGACCCGTCTTCGGGTCCTCCTGGTGCCGCAGTTCCTTCCCGAGGTGTACCCGCTCGATCGACACTTTGCTGTACCTCCGCCTTGGTCGGCGCCGTCCACTTCGCCAGTGCATCGTTCAGGCTAACCTCGCCGACGCAGATTTCCGGCTTGAGTACGGCCGGAGGAGTCGATGAGTACATCGGCCCCAGGTCCTTGACCTCGTACTCGCCCGCGTACCGCATGCGCTTCCAGCCGCCTTCCGGCAGCTTCTCGGCGCGTGTCGTCACGTACGGGACCGTTCGACTCGATGTGTCGACCATCCAGCCGTCCAGGAGCATGTGAATCTGTTGCGCCGGGCTCCCGTCCGGATTGAATCCGGTCCAGATGTTGTAGCACTGAGTCGGAGTACGAAGCGTCTCGACATCGCGATGCTTCATGATCGCGTGGAACGGGCCATGTCCGGCATAGGGACATCCGTTCCAGCATTCGCAACCGCGATTCCTTCCTCCGTGCGTCCCCGGTTCCGAGCACGTCGCGATCTCGGGCTGCGCCACCTTCAGGAATGCAGGAGGCACCTTGAGCGGTTTCCCGTGATAGCCGTTCCATCGGTACATCCGAAGCGTGTACCGATCGTATCCGATGATGCCGTGCGGCCCATCGGAATGCTTGAAACTGGCCCGTCGATTCGGCTGAAGATGCGACGGAAGCTGGTTCGGATCGATTTCTCGCGGATCGTCGACGACGCGAATCGCTGGCTCGATCGTTTCTGGTTCGAAGTCTTCCATTTTGGTAGGCGGGCGCCTCGTGGAAGTGCCCGCCCCTCCCTTACTAGGTGGTGGTCGTCAGGTGCGCGACCAGGAGGTCCGACGAGAACTGGGGCGTCGTGCTCTTGTGGAGGTACGCGACGCCATACATCGTCGAACCGACGATCTTCGTGACCATTCCGTTGTGAAGATCGCGCTCTAGCTCGATCTTCGGCCGGTTCTTTCGTGCCATCCAGATCGCGTCGCGAACGAAGATGGCGTTCCGGAGCGTCGTCGAGGTCGTGACGTTCTTCGTGAAGAAGAGCTTCACGCCGTACGCCATCTCGACGATTCCGGTCTTGGCAGCGCTGTTCGTCTCGCCACGGATCGCAGCGCTCACGATGTTGCCCGTGGCCAGAATGGCGTCCCATTTCGCCGTGTGATAGACGCCGTAGATGTTGCCGATCTCGACCTTGTCGCCGCCGTTTCCGAGGAGCGTAGAGATTCCCGAAAGGAAGTCTCCTTCGTTCCACTCGACCGCGCCGCCGACCGAGGCCACGGCCGACTGGAAGAGCGTGGCGATGTCGACGTCGATCTTCTGGTAGAGCGACTCCGCCATTGTCGGGGCGTAGACCGGGATGAGGTCCTTGAGACCCGTGAGCGCGGCGGGCTCTTGGAGTTGAGCGTAGGTGGTGATCACCGACGGGGTGATGTCCGAGGACCCGATGTTCTGGGCGGTGTCCTGAACGACGAGCGGGTTGGCCAGCGCGACCGCAGCAGGCCAGACCTGCATGATCGGCCACTTGATCGTTCCGCCCGGTCCGAACCAGCGCGATCCCGTATCGTTGATGAGTCGGGTCAGTCCACGGCGGTTGTTGCCCGCGTACTGAATCCGGTTCTCCCACAACGTCGGGATGAATGCACCGGCTTTGGTGACATCAATCATGGATCAGCTACCTCATCGGGCGCCGATCGCCGTAGACGTTGGCCAGAGTCGCATTGTCCGGAATCTGCCGCGATAGCTCCTCGTACTCACGATCGAGGGCGGCATTGTCCGTCCCATCGGCCTCCCTGGCCGCAGGTCGCGGCCCTGTCGGGCCGACAGCCTGGTTCGCCGGAACGGTGAATCGTGCCTTGGGGTTCTGGTTGTCGAGGACAGCTTGCCGTCTTTGGCGTCGCGCCACCATCGGCCCGGCCGTCATCCAGCCGATCTGATCCCAGACCTCGTGCCATGTCAGATCGACGTCGTCCGTGATCGGGAATCTCCGAAGTGCGCGTTCGAGTTCACCTCGCGATGGAAGATCGCCGAACCCCTGCTTCTTCCACTCGTTCTTGACGTCCTCGTACGCCGAGATCGCGATTGCCTTCTCCTCTGAGGCTTGCTGCGCCTCTTCGGATTGGGCGAATCGGTTCTGGGTTTCGGCAAGCATCTCTTCGAGTTTGGAGACGCGTTCGATGTTCGGAAGGACACTCTCGAAGCGTTCCGCGAGCCACAACAGGTTGCCGGTCGTATCCTCAGCCGGAGGACGCTGCGTAGGACGCTGGCCCGGTTGAGGCGGATAGGCCGGACGAGCCGGGTCTTCCTCTCTCGGGCGCGTGCGCGCCAGTTCCTCCCACGCGGCTGCGAGACGACTCCGCTCGTCGTTGACTTCCTCGTACAAGCGGGCACCGTCCAGGCCGATCTGAACCGCTCGACGAAGACGGTCTACGTCCATACCGAGTCTGTCGGCGACACTCTCGAAAAGGTCCTTCTCGACTTTCCAGGCGTCGTCGCGGTTCTTGATTTCCACGAACTCGGGTTCCGGCGCTGCTGCCGCCGCATCGCCTCCCTGATCAGGTAGGGTGTCCTCCGCATTCGAGGATTGACCGCCCGTCAGTTCGAAGTCTTCCATCACGCTCTCCTTAGTTCCCTAGCGGTAGTCGCCGGGCCACTCGTCCGACTTGGGCGACTGGTTCCACTTCGGGTCGGCGTCGCCGTCGGCTGACGCCTGGTCCTGAAAACCGTTGGCCTTCTTGACTGCGAGTGCCACCGTCTCCGTCGGCGTCATCGCGGGTTGCTGCGGTCCGTTCATCACGGCCCCTGACGGAGCATCGGGAGGCGTCTCCGTCTCGAACTGGAAGCCAGAACTGCCTCCGACGAGGGTGTCGAACGTCGCATCCAGCGCGAATTCCTTCGGGCTCGTAATCGACACTAGACACCGCCCTTCCCGATCATGTCGGCACCACCGTTGATCGCATTCGACGTGTTCTCTGCGCTCATGGTCTGGTCCGCGTTCGACCATGCCTTTACGATCGTCGGGGATGTGTCCTGAAGCGGGTTTCCCTCGGCGTAGTCCGTGTTCGGATTCGTCGAGTGAACCCATCCCATCGTGTCGAACGACGGCCCCTGGACTTCCATCGGCGGCTGGCCCGTCTGGCCAGGAACTTCGATTGCCACCTCGATCACCTTCCCTTCTGGATGTAGTCCTCGAAGGACCTCGTCCCCTTTCCGGCTGTGTCCATCATCTTCCGTTCCGAACTGTACTGAGCACGCCTCTGCGCGAGCGTTGTAGCTCCGGTTTCGCTTGCCTTCCAGTTTCCGGTTCTGCCTCGTCCGGCCGCTAGGAACGTCTCGACGCTGATCGGATTCGGCGTCGCCCGCCCCTTTCGGATTTGCTGCCGACGCGCGACGAGCGTGTCGAGTGATTTGTTCATCCTGCCTCCGGGGCCGCTGCGGGTTGAGGGCCGGGCAGAAGCGCTTGCTGCGCGCTCGCCGCCTGAAGTTGCTGTTGGGCCTGCTGTGCGCGATCGGCGATCTCGCGCGACGTCTCTCGATCTCCGCCCATCATCGGGAGCATGAGGTCCGGCATGAACGGAATCTGTCCGGATTGGACGGCGGCCATGAGGTTCTGCCCGAAGAGGTTGTCTTTCTGCTGCTTGTCGAGCGAAGCCGTGACGACGACGGAAACGTTGACGGGGAGCTGCGCGACTTCCATCGCGATCGGATAGAGTTCGCCATTGGGAGTCGGAGCCGAGAACGCCCTGGGCTCCGTGTAGAACTGATGCATCATTTCGTAGGTGATGCTCGCGAGATCGGAACTCGTGCTGTTGAGTTCGCGCATGTGATCTCCGAGTCGCGTGTTCGCTGCCGCCTGGCGCGACTGGACTTCAATCCCGGAAGTCGGGGCGTTCGGCGCGATCCCGCTTGCCACGTCCGTGACGCCGGTCGTCCGCTGGAAATCCATGAGAAGAGCCTGGTCTAGAACTTGATGGAACATCGCGTTGTACCCGCCAGGCGAGAGGTAGCGCGCCATTCCCATGAATGCGGCCGGAACCGGGATCGTGTCCCCAGGGATCGTTCCCAGATGGCGATACGCCTGGACCTCGGCGGGGACTTCCATCGGGGAGTTCCCGGCTAGGCGCATGTAGTCGATCGCTTGGGAGATGTGCTTGTTCAACGCTTGCTGCGGGCTCTTGCAGAGCGCTACGTCGCCGTAGCCCCAGTATCGCCGGGGAATCCGGTAGTGGTTGTACTCGACGAACGGAAAGACGCCAGACAGTTCGTATTCGCTCGGCCCGTCATAGAGGAGTCCGCTATCTGTGAGCGCGATCAGTCGCCCGAAGGGGTAGAGCCGCGCCCGGTCCTTCAGAACCGTGAAGAGGGGCGGGGTCATCATCGGAGTGAGATTCGCGCTCATGCATTCCGGACAGCGCGGCATGGTTCGTTCCGTCGGAGGACTGAATGCGGCTCCGTCCGCCGTGAAGTCATTTCCGCAGTCGGCGCACTTGAACCCTGGAGTCGGAGGCTGGTCGAGGACCGTCTTCAAGTCATCAACGACGGTCGGGTCCTTGATCCAGATGAAGGCCACGTTCGCCTTCCGCTCGGCAAGATACCCGTCCTTGGTGACCGTGATCTCCCCAGTGGCCGGTCCGTAGATGATCTCGTCATCGGTGCGGGAGTACTGAATGTCACCGAGCCGACCAATCGTCTTGTCCTTCGGCTTCACCGTTTGCCAGGTGTCCGGGAACATCTTCCGGATCATCGCCATGTCGAGTTCCGGTTCGTAGACGAGATACCGGGCTTCCTTCAGCTTCGACTTCGCGGGATCGGGGTAGTAGCGGCTCGGATCGACGGATTCGAGATTCAGGTAGTACATCCCGGTGAAATCGTCACGCATGGGGTAGACGTGGATGATTCCCTTCCCCATGACTGCGCCGTCGAACATGGCGTCGTGGATGTAGTCGCGCCATCGGAGCCGATCGAGTTCGTGCGTGACGGCTGCTTCGATCGAAGCGCGCTCTTCTGCTGTGGAGAGTTCATCGAGCGCGACGCAGCGGATGGAGGGCTCTGCCTGCGTACACATCGCGACCTTGTAGTGGATCGTCGCGAAGGTGTAGTTCCGGACGCTTCGGTTCTTCCAGCGTTCCGCGAACCAGGCACGATAGCTCGAAGGCGTCGGCCACTGGGTCTCCCCCAGGGCGAATCTGAGGTCCTCATAGGCTGTGGCGGTGAAGTGGCGCGCTTGAGACCGTGCGGAATCGAGAAGGGCCTTCCCGTACTTGAAGGCCGCTAGCTCGGTCGTGCCGTCAGTATACGTCCGGGGATCGGCCATCCTTGGCGCTTCCCAGTCCCTTCGAGGTAAGGTGGCGGGCGATCCGTCGCCCTTTGCGGCGGCACGTTGCTACTGTGCGAACCAAGCTGTCAACAATCAATTTCCCATCCAGGCGTTCTCGCCCTTGTAGGTCTCCCGGTAGAAGCCCCAGGGCTCATAGCGCGGCGTCGGATTGAGCCGATTCACGGTCAGGGCGATGGCTGCCGCGAGAACATGATCATCATGCCGCCCGCGCATGTGATCGATCCTGTCCTTTTCCGTCACGATCATGTTCATCATCTGGCGGATCAGGCCTTCGCTCGGGGTGAACTGCTCCATCGGAAGCGATGCCTTCAAGGTCGAGAAGAGAAGGCCGCGATTGTGGTCGCTCGTCCAGAACCCGTAGCGGCTGCTGAACTCCCGTTTCCTAGCCTCAAAATCTTGGCGCATATAGAGATGGCCGTACACGCCCTGGAGATTGGCTAGGACTGCGCCTCCGGCCTGAGAATTCGCCTCAATCGCCGCCAGCGCGTTGTTGTAGAAAGTCGCAAGGGGAGCCACGACATCTCGGGCGAACTGGGCGGGGTCCACGTCGTTTCCAGAGAAATAGGCAACTTCAACGGGGAGTTCTCGGTCCCAGACAGAGGCGACGCTGGAGTCCTGCCGGATTCCCATTGCCGGGTCCCCTCCGAGGATGTACTGGCGGCCTCGGACTGGTCGGACGAGGATGTGGAGCGGTCCATCGGGGTCTTCCTCCAGAAGTGGTGCCGCTAGGCCGTCACGGAGTCCGGCTGTCTTGATTCGATAGCGCTTTCCGGCGACGCAACGATCGAGTGCGCGCATCAGATGAGACGGATCGAAGGCGGGCGTTCCACCGACGAGCGTGTATTCGCCCATGAGCCGAGCCTGTCGCTCGTACGGATCGAGGTTCTGTTCCCGATCTTCGATTTCCTCCTGCGTGAGGAACCCGCCCTTCGCTTGGGCGCAGTCGTAGAGGTTGAAGTTGAAGCGTTCGACGCCACGGAAACGACGCGGCGAGTCCTCGCGCCAAAGGTAGTCGTACGTCCAGGTGTACCCGAAGACGGGAGTCAGCGTCATGTAGAGGCGAAGGGGCCAGCCCGGTTTCGTGCGGCGGAGCGACTCCTTGAAGATTCGAAGGCCCTCCTCTCCCGGCCACTCCTCGTCGAACCAGATTGCCAGACATCGCTCGGCCATGAACTTCTCTACGCCTGACTCGCACGCCTTGAAGTAGATTTCGCTGCCCCAAGGCTTCGGAAGGATCAGCTTCATCTCCTTCGCGACGAAGTGTGAGCCTTTCGGCGCCATCGAGATCACCGTACGGCGCATGATCGGGCCGAGGTTCTGGTGATCGAGTGCGACGGCCCAGCAGACATTGGGCGTCGGATAGTGCTCATCCCGGATGTGGTTGTATCCAGTCGCATAGGAGAGCAGTTCGTACGCTCCAGCCCATGTCTTTCCGCCTCCGTTCGGTCCAGTCAGAAGACGAATCTTCGCCGTCGATTTGTGGAATCCGTCGCGAAGGACTGGAACGGGCGCGTAGTAGCGCCAGGGGCGGCGCTCTTGCGCTTCTTGGATTCTACGGAGTTGGCTGGCTTGCGGATTCGATTCGTTCAGGTCCATCGTCTTCCGCGACGATCACCGAGGCGCAGATTCGATCGAGTTCCCCGGACCGACGCATGCGCGTCAGCCAGGCGAGGTTCTCGGAGTCCTCGGAAATATGGCCATCCTTGGCCGATCCGGACTGAAGCGCGACATTGACCCCGACGGTCTGCTGAACCGACATCCCCGTCTTCAAGAATTGCCCGATCTCAGCGAGAAATCGTGCCGCTTTCGTGTCATGCATGACGACGGCCAGTCTAAGCTGCGCCTCGATCACGTCGGGCATCATCAAGGTGACGGCTTCGATGCATCGCTTTCGGATGGCGGCGAGGACCTTGGGGTTTCGCTGCTGTTTTCGGACAAATCCTCGGGTGACTCCCAAGCGCTCGGCCAGGAAGGCCACTCCGGCGTCGTCGAGGGGCTCGACCCCGGCGGCTCTTCGGGCGGATCGTGGGAGCGACCAGAGGGACGCGATCGATTCGAGGACCGGTTCCGTGAGCCGCCCTTCGAGCGCTCCCGACTCGCCTTCGGGAATTCGAACAATCTCAACGGGGTGTGACTCCATTCTCACCTCTACGCGAATTCGCGGGCCGCATCGGCCAAGTCCTGTTCGGTGACGGCGTCCCCATCATTCGGGATTCCGCGAGCAGCGCGCTCTTTGAGCGTCGAATTCATCTGCTCTTCCCACTTCTTGGCCATGTCCGCAGCGAGTTCCTTTGCGCGTTCTCGCTCCGCCGCTTTCGCCTCAGAGGGAAGGCCAGCATCGAAGGTTCGACTAGCGAGAATCGTGAGGGTGTTGATTTGGCGCTCCAGAACGGAGAGTTGCGTCTGGATTAGTTCGAGGCCGCCGAGGCGCTTCTGAACGAGAAGGAGATCATCGTGGAGACGAAGGAGGAGACTGTCTTGCTCGATTGGATCGATCTGCGTCTTGTCAGCCATCCTTGGCCTCCGTGACGGGGCGGGGGCCTTGGAATCGCCCCCGCCCACGGTTCCTCGGTCTTACCCCTGGCCCGAGGATTTACAGATTGTCGCCCACGAACTTACGAACGATCCAGGTCGTCCGCTGCGGCTCGTAGGTCGTCTTGATCAGCGCAGCAGCCGCTGCGATCGCGGCCGAACGGCCGTTCGCGAGGACGGTCGTAGGCGCTAGAACGACCTTGGCGAGTTCGCCCTGCTCTGCCGCCGCCTGGGTCGGCCGCTCGATTGCGGCCACTTCGTACAGGTAGCACGTCTCCATAGAAATCTTCTCCTCTCTCGTTGAGAGATCGAGTTGGTGGAGGGCGGCTTCTTGCGGGACCGCCCTCCGAGAAGCCGTGCCCTCAGTGACACGACCTCATGATCGCGAAGCCCGCTCTTCGCGTTCTCAGCTTTGAGCCTCGTCAGCCGCGCGTCCGCTCGCGCCCGTTCGAATCGAGACCGAGTAGGGACGATGATCGTGCCCGTCCATGAGCAAAATCGAAAGACGAGGCCCGGTCGCGCGTGTTCGGCGCTGGCGTCAGGATACCGCTTTACCGGCTGCCTGCGTCAACGCGAAAAGATTCTGGCCGGTGAAGGTCGCCGCCGCGTGCGGTGCCGCCGAAACCGTCCATCCACGCGCTTTCTCCTTCTCCATTTCCCGAGCCATCTTGTGGACGTTCGCGTTCGCCCCTTCGGCGACTTGAGCGGCGCTCCGAAGTCGCGGGGCTACGCGAAAGGGCGAACGATCACTGTGCATCGCTGCATGTCGGGGATCGGTTTCCCCTCCGAGAGCGCGGCAGCGATCGCGGCACTCTGTTCGTCTTTTGCAATGACGGCTTTCGGACCGAGAACGAGTTCCTCGACGGCCCCGTCTTCAATTTCCTTCTGCGTCGGCTGCTTCAAGATGGCGACTTCGAAGAGTGGCATTTCCTTCCCCTCCTAGTTCAATCCTGGGTCGATGATCTTCGCTTCGATGCGACCCGTGCCATTGCAATCGGCGCAGGCATCACCCTGCTCCGTAGTGCCGATTCCGCCGCACGAAGCGCAATCAGTGGTTCCGTCCGGAATTTGGACATTCGGTGTCTCGTACTGAATCCGCCAGATGTCCTCCATCGCATCCCGAACGAACCGTTTGAAGTCGCTCGCCTCCATCCCAACGTGAATCTGCGCCGTCCCAAGATCGTCGGGCAGATCGACATTGATGATGAGCGTGACGAGCGGTTCCGACGGCTGACCGAGTTCATCGACGTTCTTCTTCTCGATCTGGTACGTGAATCCGTTGCTCGGAAGCACTTCCCGCCGGAACCGCCGCTTCGGGCTCATGGAAGGGAATCCTATCAGCGCGCCTCTGAATCGTCAAGCAAAATATCGAGCATTTTCCCCTTGACTTGCGAGAAGCGATTGGCTAGCCTCTTTCGGGTGAAGCGCGCGAGGAAGCGACGCGTCCGGAAGAAGGCTTCGAGCCGTCCCCGCCGCCAGCAGGCGACGCTCTATCTCACGGCGGCCGAGGAGGACCGAATCCGGATCATGGCGGAACGGATTCTCAAGCCGACGCCGCGAGGGCATCCACGGATCGGGCGCATCTTGACCGAGCTAGTCCGCCTCGGTCTGGAGAAGGTCGATGAGGAAGATTAACGAGGCGAAGAGAAATCCTGAGACCGAATGCTGGACGTGCGTGCATCGGATGTCGCTTCCAGGATCGAACGGGCGCATCCGGTGCCTTCAGCCGGATAGCCAGATGACGGGCGATCCGATTGCGATGCGCGGCAAAGGATTCCTCTACCCCTTGGTTTTCGATCCGCTGTTCAAGACGCGGCTTTGCCGCAACTACGAAGAAGAGGACGCGACCGATGGCTTCAACGAAGCTAACGATCACCGAAGCGCTCGCTGAGATCAAGACGATCAATGCGCGTCTCCAGAAGAAGCGCGAGTCGATCGGGACGAATCTGATGCGCGACTCACGGATCAAGGACCCGATGGAGAGCGAAGGCGGGTCCGAAGAGTTCATCCGGAAGGAGACGCAAGCGATCGACGACCTCCAGAAGCGGATCGTCTCGATCCGAACGGCCATCCAGCAACAGAATCTTGTGACGGCCGCGGCACGATTTCTCGCTGAGATCGGGCTTAGCCGATCAGGAAGACGACGACTCCCGCGATCATGCCGAAGATTCCGGGTGCGACGAGAACGATCGGGGAAGAAGCCGCCACCGTAGCGGGAACGACGCGCACCGTGGCCGAGTGGCTGAACTGGCGCCGTGAGGTTTCGGAGCCGGAACGGCTCCATCTTCAACGGCTTCACTCCTCGATCGTTCGGAATCGCGAGGAGATGTTCAAAAAGGGCCTCAAGGTAACCGATTCGCCGAGTGGCGAGAAGGGCGAGGTCGTCGTCCACCTGAAGGAGAGCGAACTGATCGCGAAGATCGAGCAGATGGAAGCCGTCTTGGGCGAACTCGACGGCAAACTGAGCCTGATCAACGCGACGACGACCATCGAAATCTGAAAACGGAGGACTTTCGGCAGCGAAGCGAGTCAACAGGCGATCTTTCTGAGCACCGACCACACTGTGGTCGGGCTGGCCTTCAAAGCCATGCTCATACATGCAGATTGCCCAGGTTCGAATCCTGGTCCCCCCACTTGACGGGGGGATAGGGTAGTGGGAGCCCATCTGCGTATCGTGCGAATGAAAGATCAGCGCTCAGGGCTGAACGATTCTTAGCTCAAAGCGCAACGTCGAAAGGGGAAAGCTGCTCCAAACCCACCGTCAACGTGACCCAGATCGAAGGATTCGGGGCGGGCGCGTCGTCCGGCCCGCGCTCGGCGTGGTGGCTGCGGCTAGGAAGTCCTTCAGCGTTCGGCCCCGTAGCCGGACTGGAACCGGCACCGGAGTTCTAACCCGGAGGCTGTGGGTTCGAGTCCCACCGGGGCCACCATGTGGAGGCGCTGTGAACGAGGTTCAAGTCGAGGACTATCATCGGCTCATTACCGAGGCGCAGGCTCGGATGAAGCGGCCTCTGACCGAAGGGACGATCGATTTCTACCTGGATCATCTCGGATCCCTTACCTGGAGCGAGCTATGGGCGGTAGGAATGAGGGCACTGATGGAGGCGGAGAAAACGGGAGCGCGGGCGCGGGCGGGAACTCTCTTCATTCAGAAGACGCTACCGTGGGTTCGGCTCGCCTGGAGTGCGTTCGAGGCGATGCCTCAGAAGCCGCCTCCCGGATGACGCGCGAGGAAATGGAAACGCTTCTTGAGGATTTCAGAGTCGCGCATGAAACGATGATGGCGACGATCGAGAATGAGATCGCCATTAATGAACGTCACATCACGATCGCGAGTGTCAGGATCGTGTCGTCGGTCGCTGCAATGGTTGCGTTCGTGATCAGTCTGCTGCTTTCAGCGATCAATCGGTCACTCGCGCACGATCTAACGTTGGTCGGCTACGGCGGCCTCGGCTTTAGCGTGTTGCTGCTCGGATTCAAGGACTGGATGGCGCACAACTGGCGCTGGATTCCGCGTTGGGGAAACTACTGATGACCTCCGAACAAGAACGGATGCTGAGGGAAATCGAAGCCATGCTCGGCGACTCGGACTTCATGACCAAAGCAGGGGCACCAGCGGCGGCGATCATGGCCCTAACGACGGCGCACGTCACCATGATGATCGCGCTTGTCGAGGAACTGGAACGTCTTCGGGAAGCGATTCACGTCCTGAGTGTCGCTGATGAGCGAAGCGGTGGAATCAACTGACGTCCAGTCGATCCGCGTGGCGCACCGTTCGTTTCTGTTCCCGCTTCGCGTCATCGTGTTCGCGGGCTCGATCTTTGCCGTGCCACCTGAAATCGGATTCACGCTCCAGTGGCCCGAGGAGAAGTTCCGCCAGTACGCAAAATTGCGTGGCTGGCATCTGACGGAAGATCATCCAGAACAAGAGGAGGAACCATTGCGCGGATTCACCAAGCACAGCAACGCGGACTACGAGTTCCTAGCGGCGCTCCAGGGAGCGATGCGGGAAGTCGTTCTCGCAAGCGGATTGTCGCATTCCGAGTTTGCAGCGAGGCTCGGGGTGCGCTCCGAATCGCTGAACCGGATGCTGCGGGAGGGAAATTTCCCGAACGTCTCGACGCTCATGAGATTCGCGGAGACCGGTTCGAAGCGACTCGTCGTTCGGTTCGAGTAATCCCCGAGGCTCAACGAGCCAAGGAGAGAACGAAACAGTGAGTCCGATGGAACGAGTTCCTGATCCGAGGCCAGTGCGCGGCGATCTCAAGTTTCCGTGTGGGCACCCGAGGACGGCGGAGAACACCGTGATCTCGAACAAGGCGCGCGGGTACGGCCGCTGCCTCGCCTGCCAGCGGGCGCGCGAGCGCGCGCACTACGAGCGTCATTCCGAGCGCGTGTTGACGAAGGCCGCCGAATACCGGAGGAAGAACAGGCTCGCGATCCTGATGTACAAGCAGCTTCGCTACTACGAGGAGAAGGAGGGGACGTGATCACCTCGCGCATGGACTGGAGGCTGGAGATCGACGATGGCGTGAACGAACGCGACGATCCGCCACGCGACGGAGAAGTCGAGCCGATCGAATCGATTCGCGATGACGCGGAGCCCGTCGCTGGCGTCTTCGTCCGACCGTACATGAAGTGGCCGGACGGGCGTCTGCTCATCAAGTGCGGTTGGGATGGCCTCCGATACTTCCTTGGAGGGCCTCGGTACCGGGAGATCAAGTCGATTGACGAGACGCTGATCTGGTCCGGT